CCCTTAGTCTCTAGGAGCACTACGCGTATCATCATTGGATTGATGGTAGCTAAACTATCCGCCTTGTCATAGGTGAACAGCATCTTGAGTCTAAATCCAAGTAGCTGATATGCTTGACCAAACCTAGTTTGAAACTGCCTGACATCTGCCTCTGCATTACCTGGATAGATGGGAACATTGTTTAGGAATGTCCAGTAGAATGAGTTTTGGTTCAAGACTATGTAGTCACATGCTCCTAACGTCTTGGTCTCGACTTGCTTGTACACAACGGACTTGATCTTTTTAGTTAGAGCGCGAGACCTGCTTCGGGTGGTCCGGCGTCGTTTCATTCGGCGTCGCCGCATTGGCCGTTTTCTTTTGTATGTGCGAGCCGGCATGGTCGTGGCTACCTAAGTGAAATGTATGTGCGAGTTGTTTAGAGAGACCGTTTGTCGTTATGAGCAAACCTGCGAGTTTTTTGCCAGGGCCCATTATTACCCCTGGCAAACTTCGGTCCCACACAACCAGCTCATAAAATACGATGGCGACAGTCAATACTCGTGCTAAACGTTGGTGCTTCACGATCAACAACTACACCGATGTCCATCTCGCCGCTCTCGACTCCCTTGACTGTCGTTACATCGTCTATGGTCGCGAGACCGCTCCGACCACGGGGACGCCTCACCTCCAGGGCTTCGTTGTTTTCCCGTCGGCTCTTCGACGCTCAACCATCGTCTCCAACGTCGGTGGTGGACATTGGCAACCTGCAAATGGAACTAGCCAGCAGGCCAGTGACTATTGCAAGAAGGATGGTAACTTCACCGAGCGAGGGACACTTCCCAACCAGCAGGGGAAGCGAAAGGATCTAGAGCGCCTCGTCGATTGGCTTGATGAATTCATTGAGGACAATGGTCGCGCCCCAACTGAGCGTGAAGTCGCTAACCTTCAACCTCTTGCTCTTCTCAAGCGCATCGACATCATGCGTCTTGCTCGTCTTCGTGCTCCTGCTCCACAAATCCGTGAAGGGGAGCCCAATGTCTGGCAGTCCGAGCTCTACGATGAATTGGAATCCGATGCCGACGATCGTTCAGTGGTTTTCTATGTTGATTCAGAAGGTGGGAAAGGAAAGACTTGGTTTCAGCAGTGGCTCGTTACCAAGCACAGTGATCGTGTTCAGATTCTTGGTGTTGGAAAGCGTGATGATATGTGCTATGCGGTTGATTCTGACAAGTCCATTTTTCTTGTCAATGTTCCTAGAGGAGGGATGGAGTTCCTGCAGTACACTGTCCTCGAACAATTGAAGGATCGGATGGTGTTCTCTACCAAATATCAGTCTATCATGAAGGTCCTTCCATCGAATGTACATGTTGTGGTTTTTTGCAACGAGGCTCCCGATCTGACAAAGATGTCCGAGGACCGCTACGTGATCCGTGAACTTTAGTTGAGCGTGGCCTAGAGCTAACTCCTAGAGAATGTGTTAACATGCAAATTTTTGTCTAATTTTAGAAATTTTATCACGGGAAGAACTGTTAGGTTTCACACGGAAGTAACTCCGTTAGGTTTCACACCTCCCCCCTTTGGGTTTAGAAAATGGTTTAAAAAAAAGAAAGAAACAAAAAGAAAAAGGCGAGCGAAGCGAGCCCCGATTTTTTTTTGGTTTTTATGGCTCTTTTTGCTCTCTTTTTATGGGTCTTTCCAATAGGTCTTCCAGCACAGACTTGTCTGCCATGTGCGGTCTAGAACGGGACCTTCTTGCTGAATCAACGAAGGATCATACATCCAGAAGCCTAGATAGTAGCATCTATCCTGTGCTAGAGTCCCTGCTTCATTCTCGTTACAGTTCACTCTTTTCTTTATCGGGATCCACCAGTCCAACGGTTGCAAAGCTGTCCCGTTTGCGCTGTTGCGCCCATTCCCTAGCACGAACTTGTAGTCTTTAACTACCTTGTACTTCTTGTGGTCTATAGCTGCCGACATACCTTGAAAGGATGTAGCACAGCCTGGTGATGTTGCCCAACCGATTCTAGTAGAGTCTTGAAGGATGAAGAAACCTGTACTAGGTGTCGGAATGTCTGCTGCTTGCTGCCCCTTAGTCTCTAGGAGCACTACGCGTATCATCATTGGATTGATGGTAGCTAAACTATCCGCCTTGTCATAGGTGAACAGCATCTTGAGTCTAAATCCAAGTAGCTGATATGCTTGACCAA